TACATGGCAAAGGGTGTAAGACCTGATGCAACAAACCCAAATGCAGAGATAAGTGTAAACAAGGCAAGGAAAGAGGGTTTTGTTCCTGAAAAAAATGATGCTAAAGTTGCAAAAAGACCTGTTGATATGCCAAAAAAAGGATTTGTAAATAGATAAGATATGGCAGAAGCACTTTTAATATCAAGGAAAGATGTAGTTAAATTTACTGCAATGAATGGTAATGTAGATACTGATAAGTTTATACAGTATGTTAAGATTGCACAAGATAAACATATAGAGAATTATTTAGGTACAGATCTTCTCAATAAAATACAAGCAGATATTATAGCAGGTACTTTAACAGGTGATTACTTAACATTAGTAAACACATATGTAAAACCTGCACTTCTACATTTTACAATGGTAGAATATTTACCTTTTAGTAATTACACTATTGCAAACAAGGGTGTATTTAAACCATCAAGTGAAAATGCAGAGGGTGTATCAAAAGAAGAAATAGATTTCCTAATGGAAAAGGAAAGAGATACTGCAGAATATTATATTAACAGATTAGTAGAATTTTTAAGTTTTAACGCAGGGAGTAAGTTTCCTGAATACTATACAAACAATAATGAAGATGTTATGCCTGATAAGGGTGGAACAAGTTTTGAGGGATGGGTAATATAAAAAAGAAATACAAACCAAAGCAACAAAATATTACAAAGTTGCAGAATTATATAAATAAAGTAAATAACAAATTAGAAAAAAAGTTATTGTATTAATATGAGTTATGGATCAATTTATTCAGTTAGTTGGTGGGGTAATGTTAATGAAGCAAATGGTTGGGGTATCGTATACCCTTTTGATGCTGATGGTTCATTATTTACTGCAGACACCACTTTGGAAACAGCAGACACTACTCAATTTACAGCAGATGCAACAGAATATTAAAAAATAAAAATATGGCACAACAAACTATAGGAGTTGGTACAACAGCAAATGATGGAACAGGGGATACGCTACGTTCAGCTTTTACTAAAATAAATTCAAATTTTACTGAATTATATACTGATGATGCAGGTGATGTAGGCAGTATAACAGCAACAGCACCAATAGCAAGAGATTCAGCAACAGGAGCAGTAACGATATCTCTTTTAGATGATGGGATTACACATGCTAAATTAGAACCAAGATATACTGCAAAAGCAACAAGTTCATCAACAGGTAGTCAAAATTTAGATGCTTCAACAGCTACAACATTTTTACTTACAGGTAATGTTGCAACAGCTACACTTACAATTCAAAATATGAAACTTGGGCAAGTAATTGACATTCATATGACAGGAACATTAAGTAGTGCAGCAATAACATTAGCAACAAATTTTTCAAGTACAACAATTAACAAAATAGGAACAACTGATTTTGACACTTCGGAAAAGAATTTAATTCAAGTTGTTTGTGTCGATGATACAGATTCAGCAGCGATTATAAACTATTCAGTTGGAAAAATAACAGTTGATACAACACCATAATTATGA